ATGGATATGGACAGTGAAGTTAATGCTGCTCTAGATATTATTGCAGAGTTCTGCAGTCAAAAGAATAGAGAAAATCAAACTCCGTTTACATTATTCTACAGAAACAAAGCCACTAATAGCGAGATTGCAATTCTTCGCGAGTATCTACAGCAGTGGTGTAAACTACAAAAATTTGAAACTAGAATCTTTAGAATCGTGCGTAATGTGTTCAAATACGGCGATGCGTTCTTTGTGCGTGATCCTGAAAACAAGAAGTGGACCTACATTGATCCAGGTAAAATTACTAAGATCATTGTAAACGAAAGTGAAGGTAAAGCACCAGAACAATATGTTATCCGTGACCTAAATCCTAACTTTCAAAACTTAGTTGTCACAACAATTAATCCTAATCAACAAAATAGTAACAATCGCGGCACTTCATATATTGCTGGCGGTGCAGCAGCTAGAGGACAAGCAGGATCTTATCCTGTAAGCAATGGAACTCGTTTTAGTAACAATCAAAACGAAGTAGCAATTGATGCAAAACATGTTATACATTTAAGTTTATCAGAAGGATTAGACAACAATTTTCCCTTTGGTAACAGCTTGTTAGAAAACATTTTTAAAGTGTTTAAACAAAAAGAATTACTAGAAGATGCTATCTTAATCTATCGCATACAACGTGCTCCGGAACGTAGAATCTTTTATATTGACGTGGGCAACATGCCAAGTCACTTGGCTATGAGTTTCGTTGAACGTGTTAAAAACGAAATACATCAACGTAGATTACCTAGTGCTACAGGCGGTGGCACTAATGTTATTGACAGTGCTTACAATCCTTTAAGTATCAACGAAGACTACTTCTTTCCGCAAACTGCTGAAGGTCGCGGAAGTAAAGTTGAAACACTACCCGGTGGTACTAACCTAGGTGAAATTGACGATCTACGCTATTTTACCAACAAATTATTCCGTGGTTTAAGAATTCCAAGTAGCTATCTGCCTACAGGTGCAGATGATAGCCAAGCGCAGTATAACGATGGGCGAGTTGGCACAGCATATATTCAAGAACTGCGATTTAACAACTATTGCCAACGCTTACAAAGCCTAATGCAAGACCAATTTGATCAAGAATTTAAGTTGTACTTGCATGATCGCGGAGTAAACATTGACTCAAGTTTATTTGAAGTACAGTTCCAACCTCCACAGAATTTTGCAACTTATCGTCAAGCAGAACTAGATGGACAGCGTGTACCACAGTTCCAAACTATGAGCCAGATTCCCTTTATGAGCAAACGTTTTGCTATGAAACGTTTCTTAGGCATGACTGATGAAGAGTTAGCAGAAAACGAACGTTTATGGAGTGAAGAAAACGGTAAGGGCAGTACTGTTCCAACTGACAGCAGTGGTGAGCTTCGCGGCGCCGGCATTAGTTCAGCTGGTATTGAAAGTGATCTAGCAGACTTATCAGATGAAGAAACTCCACCAGACAGTGCAGAAATGCCAGGTGCTCCGCCTGCGGCAGCAGCAAGTCCTGTGGCTGCGCCAACTGCTCCAACTGCATAAATATTAATATGATTTTAAGAGAATTGTTTTATGCGGATAAAGATATGAAGGCAATATCTAACGACTTGCAATATTCTCCTAATCGCGACAGTTCTAGTTTAAAACGAAAAGATACTCGAAAAACACGACTATCTCTGCGTCAAATCAACGAACTACGCAAGGCTAGTGAAACTCATATTTTAGAACAAGAAAAAGAATTAGAGCTTGTACAATCAATGTACATGACTCCAGCAGCACCGCCAGCATAACTACTTAATGCGTAGCTTTGTTTTGGGCAACGGCCGTAGCCGATTGTCTGTAGATTTAAATCAATTAAAGAATTACGGAAAGATATATGGGTGTAATGCTCTTTATAGAGAGTTCACACCCGACTATCTAGTGGCTGTAGATTCTAAAATGATTATAGAAATTACCAATACTAGGTATCAACTGTCTAATGAACTGTGGACTAATCAAAATACAAACTTTAAAAGCATCAACGGTTTAAAGTACTTTACACCTAGTTTAGGTTGGAGTTCCGGACCTTCTGCATTATATCTGTCAGCTAAACATAGCCCTAGTGAAGTTTTTATATTAGGATTTGATTATACAGGTAACAACGGATTAGTTAACAATGTTTATGCAGACTCAGACAACTATAAACGGTCAGATCAACTAGCAACCTATTACGGAAATTGGGAAAGACAAACAGAAAGTGTAGTTAAAACACATCCTAAAATTAGATTTTATAGAGTAGTAGAAGAAACTTTTTATAAACCAAGTTGGGAACATACAAATTTCAAACACATTAATATTAAAGAATTTTTAAAATTAATGACCACTTGGCCTAAAATACGCTAAAAAACTACCATTTGACACTAATTATTACAGTTAAGTGTAAATATATTTGACAGCCTTGCAACACAATAAAGGAGATAAACATGACTGATCGAAATAAGTTCGAGCAGATGCTCGAGCATCTTATTAATGAAGATAGTGACAAAGCCAAAGAGCTTTTCCATCAACTAGTAGTTGAGAAATCTCGTGAAATTTACGAGAACATTCTAGCCGAAGACTTCACAACTGAAGAAGCTGAAGAAGACGAAGAGTTAGAAGAAGCTGCTGAAGACGATGAAGAATTAGACGAAGCAGCTAAAGACGATGAAGAAATGGACGAGAGTTTTGGTTTTGCTGAAGGTGGCGATGAAGAAGACACAGGCGATATCGGCGGCGACGCTGGTGACGACTTTGTAGATGACATCGATGCCGGCGACGAGGGCGACGAAGAAGGCATGGGCGGCGAAGGCGATATTGAAGATCGCGTAGTTGACCTAGAAGATGCACTTGACGACCTACGTGCAGAATTCGAAGCATTAATGGGCGACGAAGCTGGCGGTGACGACATGGGCGGAATGGACGACATGGGCGATGACGACATGGGCGGAATGGACGACATGAACAAAATGCCAGAAGATGCTTTCATGCGTGAATACGTAGAGAAAGTTGGTAATCCAAAGCATGGCGACAACGGTGCAAACACTAAATCAGTCATGGCAAAAGCAAACAATATGGGCGGTACAACTGCTAATATCGTAAAAGGTGGAGAAAGCACAACAGGCGGCACAAAAGGCGGTTTGTTAAATCCATCTACCAAAGAAGAAAACTTTGGTAACATCAATGTCCCAGGCGGCAATGCTGGTAAAACAGCGTTCAAGAAGAAAGAGCCAGGACACGGTGCTGAGAAGAAGGCTACAGGCGACAACGGTGACCGCGGCGCAGATAGTCCTTTAAATGGCGCTCCTAAAAGAGCCAAGTAAGTAAATGACGATGAACTATCTTCGTGAAAACCTGAGTTTCGACCAAGCAAAAGTGGTCGTTGAATCCGATGGCGAGAACGGAAAGAACCTTTACATGAAGGGAATTTTCATTCAAGGCGACAAGAGGAATCAGAATCAGCGTGTTTATCCTGGAAGAGAGATTGCCAGGGCTGTCAAGACCCTGAACGATCAAATTGCAGGTGGGTACTCAGTACTTGGCGAAGTAGATCATCCAGATGACTTAAGAATTAACCTTGACCGTGTGAGCCATATGATCACAGAAATGTGGATGGATGGCGCAGACGGTTATGGAAAATTAAAAATCCTTCCAACACCGATGGGCCAACTAGTGAAAACTATGTTAGAAGCTGGTGTCAAGTTAGGAGTTTCATCACGCGGATCCGGGAATGTCAGCGATGGCAGTTCCGGTGAAGTTTCAGATTTTGAGATTATCACAGTTGATGTGGTAGCTCAACCTAGTGCTCCTGGAGCATACCCAACACCAATTTATGAACACTTGATGAACAATCGCGGTGGTTATAGAACATTACGTATAGCGCAAGAGGTTAAGGGTGATCCTAAAGCACAAAAACATCTCAAAGAGAGCCTATTAGGAATAATAGGCAAGCTCCGATAACAAGAGGAGAATCACATGTTGGACGCACTAAAACATCTATTTGAGAATAATGTGGTTTCAGAAGAAGTAAAAGCTGATATTGAAGCTGCTTGGGAAACTCGTATTACCGAGAATCGTAACCAAGTAACTCAAGAGCTACGTGAAGAATTTGCACAACGCTACGAGCATGACAAACAAGTCATGGTCGAAGCAATTGATCGCATGTTGGGTGACCAACTACGCGAAGAAATTCAACAGTTTGTAGAAGATCGCAATCAACTTGCAGAAATGAAAGCAAAATATGCTGTCAAGATGCAAAGCAACACAAAACTAATGCAAGAGTTTGTAACTCGTCAATTAGCTAGTGAAGTTAAAGAATTGCACGAAGATCAAGTACAAATGTCCGCCAAGTTTAAAACACTTGAGCGTTTCGTAGTAGAAGCTCTAGCTCAAGAAATCGCAGAGTTCCATACAGATAAGCAAGATCTTGCAACCGCAAAAGTACGCTTAGTTCGTGAAGGGCGTGAAGCCTTAACGCAAATGAAAGAAAAGTTTATCAAACGTGCAGCACAGCTCGTTGAATCTACAGTTGAAAAGACTCTGTCAAAAGAGATTGGTCAACTTAAAGAAGACATCGAATTGGCTAGACGTAACGACTTCGGTCGTAAACTGTTCGAAGCATTTGCTAACGAATATCAAACAAGCTACCTTAGCGAAAAATCAGAAACAGCTAAATTGCTCAAAGTCATAGACCTGAAAGAAATAGAAGTAGCCGCTGCTCGAAACGCTGTAGCAGAGGCAAAACTAATCGCAGAAAGCAAACAAGCAGAAGTTAAAGCTCTAATGGAGAGCAAAGAACGTCAAGAAATTATGAGTGAACTAGTAGCACCTTTGGCTAACAGCCAGAAAGCTATTATGAGCGAATTACTTGAGAGTGTACACACTGGCAAACTACGCAGTAGTTTTGACAAGTACCTACCAGCAGTCATTGCTGGCGAAGCTCCACAGAAGAAGAAGGCATTAGTAGAGGCAAAAGAAGTAACAGGCAATAAAGAAACCCACAGCGTCAGTAGCAGCGAACACGATCACAATATTTTTAATATGCGTCGTCTAGCCGGAATTAAACATTAATTAGGAGAAAATAAATGTCAGAACTACTAACAGGCCGTTGGGCAGAAACAAAAGAAGCACTTCTTGAAGGCCTTCAAGGCACTAAGAGATCTGTAATGGCATCTACACTAGAGAACACACGTAAGTATCTAGCTGAGAGTGCAAGTACAGGTGCTACTTCTGCCGGCAACGTCGCAACATTAAACCGCGTGATCCTTCCAGTGATTCGTCGCGTAATGCCAACAGTTATCGCTAACGAGTTGGTAGGTGTACAACCAATGACAGGTCCAGTTGGACAAATCCATACTCTAAGAGTTCGTTATTCAGATAGCGTTTCTGGTGATTACGGTGCAACCGCTGGTGAAGAGGCATTAAGCCCATTCAAGATTGCAGAGAACTATTCATCATCAACAGCCGCTGGTGCTGGTGCTGCTGCTCCTGGTGCTGCTTCAACTGCTTCCTTAGAAGGTGCAGCTGGTAAGCGTTTAAGCATCCAGATCTTGAAACAAACAGTTGAAGCTAAGACACGTAAGTTATCAGCTCGCTGGACATTTGAAGCTGCTCAAGATGCACAAGCCCAACAAGGCATTGACATCGAAGCAGAAATCATGGCTGCTCTTGCACAAGAGATCACAGCTGAGATTGACCAAGAGATCATTGCATCTCTAACAACTTTAGCCGGTACACAAAACCGTCAACAGTACAACCAAGCTACCGTTTCTGGTACTGCTACTTTCGTTGGTGATGAGCATGCTGCTTTAGCAGTTATGATCAACCGTGTTGCTAACACAATCGCCCAGCGTACACGTCGCGGCGCTGGTAACTGGGCAGTTGTAAGCCCAACAGCATTGACAATTCTACAATCTGCTACTACAAGCGCATTTGCTCGTACAACAGAAGGTACATTCGAAGCACCTACAAACACTAAGTTTGTTGGTACATTGAACAATGCTATGAAAGTTTATGTTAACACATATGCACAAAACGACACAATCGTTGTTGGCTACAAAGGTGCTAACGAGAGCGATGCAGCAGCATTCTATTGCCCATACATTCCATTGATGAGCAGTGGTGTTGTTCTTGACCCATCAACATTCGAACCAGTCGTTTCATTCATGACACGTTATGGTTATGTTGAGTTGTCAAACACAGCATCTTCTCTAGGTAA